GGGCGGACGACATCTCCTACCGCGTAGGAGTTACTAGCCTGCCATGCGGTGTAAGCCATTTAAGGTTCGTAGACCTGACGGAAGGTGGCGCTGATATTGAACAGATTGCAGTAAGGCAATGTCTTGGACCATTGATCACACCGCCATTTATAGGCCGTAGTATCATCTGGCGGGGTCCAGTCGAATGCGTCGCCATCAGCAGCGCGAGCATCTAAAAACGCTTCAATTGCATCTGCGTTCGTTTCCGACAGGTTTTCCCAAGTAAGAGTCCAAGTTTTTGGGTTTTGATTTAAGCCAAAACGCAACACTTGCTCGTAACCATCGCCAAATTTAACGATGCGATTGGTTGGTGCGCTGTTTTTGGTCGCCCCAAAATTTGGTGCAATATCTGGAAAGGTGGCCATTATGCAAGCAAGCCTCCAGGGCGCTTCTGCTTAATCAATTCTGCCTGCACTGCTGCTCCAATGGCACGGCCTAAGGCAGCTGCATTCGGCTGGTCGCCTTGCGCTTTAGTTCCAGAGGCGTCCACATTGACGATCACATCGCCCACGCCTCCTGAAGCTTCAACACCAAGCCGACCACCAGGGCCACGTCGCAACGGCATGATTGCTTCAGGGCCAGCCTCGCCCATCAACCCAATGCCTTTGGCAAAGGGAAACAGCATTGGCCGATCAACAATCCCGCCCTTGGCAAATGGGACAATCCCATTCGCTGCAAAAACGTTGCCGTTTGCGTTGGCCGTTGGAAACAATGCACCAACCAGCGGCTTGATAATTGCCTGGCGGATAGCGATCCGGGTGATATCCGCAATGATGCTGTTTGCTAACGCGCGAAAATCTGCTTTGCCCGTAGTGACAAAATCAGTCAGCGCATCCTCCATCCCTTGGAATGCATTGATGACGACGCCAGCAGCTTGACCGCCAAAGTCAGCAAGACTTTTTTTGTATTCATCCATTTTTTCGCCAAAAGACTCCTTGAAGCTTTTGCCGCTTTCCTTTGCTGCCTCAGCTAATGCTTTCTGTTTGTCTACAGCCAAAGTATCAAGATCAATTGCCAACCGGCGTTCAATGTTTAGATCTTGAGCAGTTGTCAAAGAATCTTGAGCTGCCTGCGCAAATTCCACCATCAGCACGCGCTTGCGCTCTTCATATTCAAGCTCGACACGTTTGACAGGATTAGATTCAAGCGCAATTGCTAGCGCAGCTTTTGACGCATCAAGCTGTAACAGCGAAGTTTCAAAACCTTTGCGTTGTGCTTCGGCCAGTTTTAAAGCCTCTTGAGCTGCTCGCTTTGCAGCTGCCTCTTGCTGTTTAGCCGTTTTGTCACTTGCTGCGCTACTGGCTCGTTCTTGACGCAAATCGCGCAAATCAAACATTGACGTGCGCTTGCGCTGAGTTGGAGCTTCAGCGCTCCCATATGCCAAACGCTCAAATGTTTGAACGTTTTCACCAAAACGCTGTCCGACGCCTTGAAAATATTCTGATCTGGCTTGCTCCATCCCTTTTATGTCGCCTTTTAAAAAGCGTTTGGTGATGCGCACGCCAGCAACAACCGCGCGGACCATTTCATCAACCAGCTTGACCAGGGACATGATGACAATCGCTACGCCCCGGATTCCGTTTTCAATAACCTTAAAAAGGTCTTTCCAATCATTCTCACTTGCAAACAAATCGCCAAATGATTCAGCAATGACTTGCAAAGCTGGCAGCAATGCATCCATCAGCTGCAAACGGAAGCCTTCAAATTGGAAACCCGTTTTAGTGATCGTGTCGTTAAACAGCTCAGCACGCGGCGCAAAATCATCGCTGAGCTTGTAATTAAATTCATCAAGCGATGCTGAACCACCGTTTAGCAACGTGATCAGTTGCGCGCCAGAACGGCCAAAGATCGTGACTGCAGCCGCTGCCTTCTGTGCTCCATCTGGCATGTCAGCAAAACGATCAGCAATATCTTTCAGCACTTCATCCGTATCACGCAACTCACCATCGGCGCCCTTAATGCTCACGCCTAACTGCTGAAACCGTTTGGCAAGCTCCTCATTACCTTCGGCTGCCGCAACTAAATTCACATTTAGCTTGGTCAGGCTATTAATCAAATCTTTTTGCGTTACATCAGCCAACATGCCGGCGTTTTTCAACGCAAGCAGTTTGTCAGCTGCAACGCCAGTGCGCACGCTGGCTTTGCCCATCTCGTCAGACAGGTTGATTGCGCCACGCAAAAACTGAGTAAATGCGCCAGCGGCCAACACTGTGCCAAATACGCGCATTGCCCCAGTAAGGCCCTGCACTGACATTTTTAAATTCTTGACCTTGCCTTGGACTCCCTGCATGGAGTTGCCAAGGCGCCGAATATTGTTTTCGCCTTGAACGTCGGCCTTGATCCGAATCAGCGAGTCGATATTCATTGCCATTTCAGGCGCCCCGCTCATTCATGACCAGCATTGCCGCGCTTTCCATGATTTGCAGATCTTCCAGCACGGCTCGCTGGTCGGTTACTTCATACAGTCTAAATAGCCACGCAAGCGCGCCATAGTCCAGGCCTAAAACACCACCCATCGTGGCGCGCCATTGGGTTTGGCCGCGCAAAAACATTTGGACCGATTGCCAGTTTTCTTCCAGCACCTCAAAATCAGCCTCAGGCTTAGGTTCTGGCATGGCAACGCCTAAGGCCGCGGCATCAGCGTCGGTTTCGTCTTTGACACCACCGCTCGCCCAATACTCAGCGGCCTCTGTCAGTTTTTTCGCTTGACTCCGCTCAAGCTGCTGAAATAAGCGGTCGCAATAGCGGTGGCCAGCATTGGCACATCAAGCAGCCGCTCAAGTGCCCCTTGGCTAAATGGCACCTCTTTGCCGTCATCGTCGTTAATGCCGGCCCAGCCAACCAGTACTTCGCTGGCAATTTCAGAATCCGTCAGATCGCCAGATTCAATAAGCTGGCCCATTTCACGGATGCGGGATTGGCTGACGCGGCGAAATTCACCGTCGAAGCTCTGACGTTGATGCCGGCCACCATCGACAGGAACGTCAAAGGTGACCGGCCAGGTGTAGGTGTCTGACTGCTTTAGAACAAACGCCAAGATCAGGTGTAGGCGAGACTTAGCTCATCATTGCCTGAACTGGTCGGAACTGCAATAAACGGCATGTTCAGCATTTGGATGCCGTCCTGATCGCTATAGCTCAGGTTGCCCAGGTCCGATTGCGCAGTGGTCATCGTGACGATGTTGCCGCCCGTGCTGCCATGCTGCCAAGTGATGGATCCAGTGCTGGTGCCAGTAGCAACTGCAAAGAAATCCTTGGCGGCAATGGTCGGAGCTTCGATCACCACGTTGCCGCTAGGTGCACGGTTAGTGATCAAGACCTCTTTGCTGCAACCCACCAACTCGCGATAAATCACATCGTTGGCAATGCTGAAGCTGTAGGACTGCAGGCAACCGGCGTAGCCAAAGGCTGAGAAGCTGCTGGTATTGCCCTCCTTGAAAATCAGAGGGGTGGCTTGATTGGCATAAGTCGGGGTCGGCAGAGTCCCGTCAGTCGGATCGTTATAGATCCCGGTCATCGAAAAACTGATGACGGGAATGCCGCCAACCTCACCAGACAGCTCAAAGCTTCCGCGGCAGCCTGTCAGCTTGTGGCGGATGCCGTCTTGGTGATAGTGAATAGTTGCGCTTTCAAAGCTGCTAGAGATCGGCGCGTAGGTGACGCTAGTGCTGGCCACAACGGTCTCGCTCAGGCCGCAGCTTCGGAGCAATGGGCCATAGGCAGGCGCAGTGCCTGCAGTGCCAGAACCGGCAAGTTCAACCTCGAACGAAACTTCAACGCGAGTCTGAGCCAGCAGTTGATCCGCTTGGCCCATATAAGGCCGCACCAGGTCGCGATTGACGGTATCAGCCACCAAAGGCTGAATGTCCAAATTGCGCACCAAGATTGCGTTGCTAGCGCCAGTTGGGGAGCTATCAGTCCCGTAGGTTGTCTCCAGCTTCGCCAAGATCAGGCGCCGGCGGGTCAGAACTGAGGCCATTTGTGGCTACCTCTGGTTGGGGTTGAGGGGCCGGCTGTGTCCGCTCGACGAGCTTTCGCTTGCCGGTTTTGGGATCCAGGAGGTAACTGCCTCCCAAACCTTGGTTTTCATCCATCATCGTAGCTACTACGCGGTGGTGAGATCTGCAAGGGCCGTGCGATAACGCACAAGGTAATCACAACTAATCACCCCGGCAGGTTGATCAGCTTCAACTAGATCAAAGCTAACCCCAACAGGCTGAACGTCATACGAATAACCGCCCAACGTCAAATCAGCCATCATCTTGCTGTGCAAGCTTTCAACCGTTGCATCAGCTTGCTGATCGGGCACGTCGCCGCGCACAATCACGCTCACGCGCACCGTCAGGCTCCAATCAAGCTTGGGCAGGCTGGTGTTCTGCTCAGGTGTATCGCTGATAGGTTCAATGACAATTGCAGGACTTTCTTGCCTGGCCAATGCCTGCACCCTGCTACGCCAGATGCGCGTGCCAACGCCAGTGGTGCCAGCTAGCGCAGTCTTGATCGCGGCCAGGATTGACTCGCGCCGAGTCGTCATGCCTTCACCTCAATAGCTGAGATGCGGCCGCGCTGGAACGCGATAGAGGTTGTATCGCTGATGTTGGCAACAAACATGGCCACCTCATCTCCGTCAGCTAGCTCGACCATCCAAAAACAGAAAAGCTTTGCTATCTGACCTGTTGAGCCAGAAAACGCGCGGCATTCACTTTGATCGATCCCAACACCGTTTTTAGCCAGCTTGATTCCAAGCGTATGGTTGTTGCCGGCATAAGCGTCCATGCTGGCCTGCACTTGAAACAGCTTGGTTGCGCCGCTGTCGTTCTTGATAGCAAAAGTGTCAGACGTGCCAAGTACGGTTTGAAAATCAGTGGTGCTATCAAATGTGGCCGTTAAGCCAGTGCTTTGATAGGTGCCAGCCGTTGCAATCGCAATCGTCCCGCTAGTAGTCTTGCTGGCCTGGCCTCGTGCCAGCACGCCTTCGATGTAATAGCTCAGGCTGCTCCAAGCAGTTGAACCATCACCGACCTTGTATTTGCGGGTATCGGTTTCAATACCCATCTCGCCAGCAAGCAAGACAGGGTTTTCAGAAGTCCAATTGGCGGCAGTGTCACGCCGCAGCCTGATTCTTGCAATGCTGCTCATGCCGCTCCGCCGTCCAAGTCATTGCCTTCAAGGTAGCTAGTCCCAGCGCTGCCGCCGTCTACCTCAGGATCAAGCTGAGCATTAGCCAGGTCATCAACAGAATTATCGCTGTCCCCAGCATCCAAAGCAGTGGCCGCTGTCGTCACGTTAGTTGCCACGCTTCGCTGCAAGCTAATCTCGCAAAACAAGCCGTCATCGATCAGCCGTGTTTCGCGTACAACGTATGCAACGCCATTAACGGTGATTTCTGAGTCATATAGAAGATCACCAAAATCTGCCGCTTTGGCTGTCAACGTGTAATCGGTGCTAAGCACCATGTCGCCGGCCAGCACTTGGCCAGGCATATCCAAAATGCCTTTCCCAGTTACGCTACCGGCGACGCAATCAACGCCAAAATCAGCCAAATAGCTGTCAGGCAGATCAGTCAGCGCCATTGGCTTTTGCTTTGCGTGGTGCCGCTTTGGGCTTGGGCTGCTCAGCCGGAGCTTCAACAGCGCGACCCATGCGGATCAATTCGTGAGCCACCTTGCTGTCAAGGTCAAAAACCTTGCCTTCCTCAAGGTGTTGCTGCTGTGCGCAGCAGGTGCGAGAAATCAAAACGCGCATAAGAAAAAGGGGGCCGGTTGCCCGGCCCCGCCTCCTTTATCAGGTGGTGATATCGAGAACAGCGGCGAAGCTCTCGGCATGGCGGACGGCAACGTCATAGGTGACGATTGCGCGAACGCTGGTCAGAGCCTTGCTGAAGTCATCGGAGTCTTCACCCACGACGATCTCGATGCCGTTGCCCCAGAAGCCAACCATTGCCTGGCTGAAATCGCCCATCAGCATCGCGGAGCAGACGCCGCTGCTGGTGCCCTTGGTCAGGTTGCTGGGAACCTGGTTGGTGACATACAGCGGGTAGCCGTTGACCGAAGAGGGGGTGCCGCCGCGGCCGATAGCGTTCAGCTGATCGTTGACCAGGTAAGCGCCGTCGGTGGTGGTGGAACCACCAGCGCGCAGTTTCTTCAGTTCAGCCAGCACCTTGGCGTTGGTGACATAGCCGATGGAGTCGCGGTTGACTGCACCGTTGTCGATGAGCACCTGCTCCTCAAGGTCAACCAGAGCGTTGACGGTGATGGCGCCACCGTTGGTTCCCAGAGCCACCGAGCCGATGCCGGAGGTGTTCAGGATGCCGGTGGGCTGACCGGAAGAACCGGAGCCATTCAGGATGCCCAGGTCGATGCCCAGGTTGATGCCGTCGGTCAGGTCGCGACGAACCAGATCCTCGATGCCAGGGGTGCCTTGCAGCAGGGTCTGGCGGCTGTACTTGGACAGTGCAGCGAGGTTCTTGGGAGCCAGAGTCACCTGATCAAAGGTGGACTCAGACTGAGTGATGGCGGTGGTTTCCGTCGAGAGGTAATAGGTGCTGGCAACACCGGAGCGACGGGGGATCGCCACATCACCAACCAGGCCGGTCATGGTGCGGACGCCGAGGTTCAGCATCACGGAGTTATTCCGCAGTGCTTCGATGAACTCATCGGCCATCAGGTCGGTAGCAACCAGGTTGCCGCCGGTGGTGGCGCCAGAGGTGACGTAGGTGGCGCGCTTGGCCAGAGCCGAGAAAGGAACAAAGAAACCGCGCTTGCCGGTTTGAGAGAAACCGGAGGTGCGCTGCACTTCCTGGCTCATTTCGCGAACCAGACCAGCCTCGCGGGAGGACCAGTCGCCGCTCAGAGCGGCGC